AACTTATTGTTAAGCAATGGATCATTAGCAGGTATCAAGTTATACTTCTTTTCAAATTCTTTCTTTGTCATTCTACTATCCTACTGAAGTTCTTGTGCTTCTCAAATCTAACTACGTTACTAAACTTATCCAACAGCTGATCTGTCTTGTGGCTTATTATAATGATATTTGTATCAGAAGTCAACTCTTTTATGATTTTTAAGAACTCTTCTGTACCAGAAGTATCTAAACTACTGTCAAATATCTCATCCATGATCAGAATATTTGTACTTGCACTGTTCTTTAACTTAGCTATTGCTCTCCATGTAAACAATAAAGCTAAGTCAATTCTCATCTTCTCACCTTCTGAGAAAGATGCATATGCAAAGTCGTCTCTGTGACGTGAACGTATAGTCTCTTTAAACTCTTCATCTAAATGGAAGTCAACAAAGAATTCCATAGCTGCTAAGTATTTGTTGATTAGTTTATTGATAACAGGAACATATTGTTTGATGATTCTCTGTTTGATACCAGTGTCCATCAACAATGTTCTAGCTGTATCTAAAACTGATTGCTTTCTTCTAAGCTCTACTTTATGTTTATTATATTCTTCTAAGTCTTCGTTTAGCTCTTTGAGCTTAACCTGCGCTTTTCCATCTTCGCCAGCTTGTACTTGAACCTCTTCCAGTTCAGTCTGGAGACTCTCAATAATCTGTTCAATCGCTGCTGCAGTACTTCCTTTATTGGCTGCATCTCTGGCAAGTTGATCTGATTGTTCTTTGAGTTCTCTAAGGCTTGATACTCTCTCGCTGCTCTTAGTAATTTCTTGTTCGAGCTGTTCAAGGCCGCTCGTTGTTTCGGAGATAGACGTGTTAGAGCTATGTATTTGTTTTTGTCTGAATTCATCTTCTATCTCCTGTCCGCAAGTGTCACAGCTATCGTTGTCCTCATAGAACTTCAGCTGCTTCTTGAGCTTTGTTAGTTTACTTTCTATCTGCGTTTCTAACGCAAGGTATTGTTGAATCTTATTACTAAGTGACTCTAACGGATTAGCTTGTTCAGCTAGTTCTTTAGATTGTTCCAGTAGAGCTTCTTGTTCGTCAACAAGGTCTTCAACTTCTTGTGTCTTCTCATTTATCTGATTCTGAATTTTGAGAAGTACAGCTTCTTGATCTTCGTTGATTTTATTTATGTAGTCTTGCTGGACTTCTATCTTTTCTGTTACTAAGTTTACATTATATTCATTATCCTGTAGAGCTGCTTTGTTCTCTGCTACCTTATCTTTTAGTATACCTTGCATGATACTAAAGATTTGTATGTCAAGTAAGTCTTCAATAACTGAACGTCTATCTACTGTAGACAATTGCATGAAAGGAACAAAGTTTCTAGAACCTAATACTACAATCTGTGTAAACGATTTGTAGTTCATCTTTAAGATGTTTTGCTCTAATACTTTCTGATAGTCTTTTGTATGAGCATCTTGGTTTAGTAGATCACCATTCTGATATACTTCAAACTTTCTCGGTGCATGGCCTCTACATACTTTGTAATGATTACCGCCAACTTTAAACTCTACTTCTACAAACAGATGTTTCTTATTGATACTGTTTACAAGTTGAGGGTTGTTTACTTTTCTAAAAGGTTTCATGTACAATGCATAAGATAATGCATCTAAGAATGTAGACTTACCTGCTCCATTCTCTCCTATGATTAAAGTATCTTTGTGTTTGTTAAGGTCTAGTTCTGTCCATGAGTTTCCATACGATAGGAAATTCTTGAATCTAATCTTTTCAAAATGTATCATAATATAAATTAACTAATCTGTAATGCTTCGTCGTATAAACTTCTCAGTAATTGTTGTAAATCTTGTTTGTCGTTTTTGATATCTAAGTTATCAACTACGGTGTTCAATATTGTCATTGTATCTTCTGCTTCGTCTACAATGTCCTCATCATCTTCCATATCTAAGTGTAAGTGATCTTGTACTACTTGTACTTGCATAGGTTCTACTTTCTCAAGTTTCTCTATGAATACATCAAACAAAGTAGGATTGTCTTTGTTCTTGATAATAACTTTTACAATTCTACCTTCGTACTCACTAAATGTTTCTGTTTGTTTTAACAGACCAGCCATGTCTAAATCTGTATCATCATACCATACTTTATGAAATAGTATATGAGGATTAGGTATGAACTCTAATGTTCTTGTATCAGTATCAAGTATATGAAAACCTTTTTGATCGTCGTAGTCACTCCAAGTAAGTTCGTATTCTGTACCTAAGTAATTAACATTACCATTGACTGATTTGTGATGATAGTGTCCACTACATACCAATTCGAACTTCTTTAACCACTTATCTGATATACCGTGATCAATAAATCCACCTTTGTACATTTGATAACCAGATAATTCTAAATGACCAAGTAGTACTTGAGCATCTGTCTTGTCAGCCATAACAAATGTAGCTTGTTCGTTCTGATCACAAATCCATGGTACTAACATAATCTTTGTGTTATCAAACTCTACCACTTGTGGGTTGATGTATGTTGATATGTTATCATATTCTTCTAGTAACAAATCAATACTGTTAACTTCTAATGTATTCTTATATACGCTATCATGGTTACCAACTATGACATGCATGTGTATATTTCTTTCTGCCAAAGGATTAAAGAACATCTCTTTAGCTCTCTTAAGTGACGTGAACGAAATATACTTTCTTCGGTCAAAAGTATCACCAAGATTGATTACAGTATCAATACCTCTCTTGTCTATCTCTGGAAAGAAAACATTATCGTAAAACTTTTGCATATGGTCTGCAATCTTTTTACTATCGTTTCTTGCTCCAAAGTGTTGGTCAGTTACTAAAGCTATCTTCACTTATCTTCCTCAACAAAATTTTCTAAACCTTTTTTCTTTTGTCTAGTCTCTTTCTTCTCTGCTTCTTTACGTTCAAAGTTTTCTACAAAGTCATTCATGTATGGTGTATCAAGATTAATGTATGCACCTTGATCTCCTTTGACTTGACCATCAAAATGATCTGCTAGTCCATCATGTACCATTGCTCTTTCTAATGACTTATGTTTGATGTATAATTGTTTTTTCTCTCTTTGTATTCTTCTTAGGAATGCAAAGTAGATAATCTGTGTAAAGTATGCAAACGGATTATTTGATTTTTCTGGATTGAAATTTCCTATGTAGTTAACACAGTTCTCAATACCATCACTAATCATTTCATCTCTGTAAGTATAGTTTATAAAATTAGGTTTAGTTGATAATCTTGTTGATATCTTTAGTAGACATTCTCCAATGTATTCAGGTATCTTTGGTTTATCGCTATCTGATTCTTCTGCTTCTTTTACTGCGTTGAGATATTTGACCATCTCTTCGTGCAGCTTTTTGTTATCAACGTAATGTTCTGATCTCGCTCTTGGCATATCAATGTATGGTAGTGTTAGATGTTAATTCTGGTTCCTCAAAGTGCTCTTCACTACCTTCTCCCGCTACTACTTTTCTAATAGACTTTTCGATGATATCTTGTAACCTATTTTGATCATCAAGTGTTACAAGCTCTCCTCTATTTTGAGTAAACCTCTCATAATGTTCTATGGTATTATCCTCTAAACCGTATTGTAAGGCAACGACTTTTGACTTTTTTATTACGGTTGAATTGGACTTTGTGAACATTAGCCAATGTGATACAGATAGAGTTGGACCAACAGGCGTGTTATTCTTATGAACTACTACTGGATTTATCAAAGTGATTGATAACGGATCTGGACCTTCTTCAACTATAGATATAAGCTCTTCACCGCTTATTAGTTTTATGGTTGCTAAATTATCCGTATTCATTACTTCAGTGATACCTTGTACAACTTGTAATCAAACTTCTCTTCGTTGTACATTTTTACTCTCTCTGCAAAGTGATCTAATGTAAAGTTGTTCTTACTTTTCCATTTCAAGTTGTCAGCTATATCAAATAATGTAGCGACGTCCTTGTTATCACCTGTTCTCAATCCTCTACCAATACTCTGTAAAACTCTTATACGAGATTTACTTGGACTAGAGAATATGATATTGTGAAGACGTTTTATATTTACACCTGTACTAAAGGTTCCATAACTTGCAACAATAATTGCATCGTCTTCTTTCTCTACGATATGCCTTATCTCTTCTCTTGCAGATCCATCTACTTCACCAGATACAAAAAATACTTTTCTGTCTTTTTCTATACCTTGCTTTATAGCTGTTTCTATTTCTGCATATAAAGGCTTACCATGTTTCTCAACAAAGTTGTATAACAGTAAGGTGTTTCCTTTTAAACTCAATGCTAAGTTTCTTAGGAATCTATTCCTTGATTCATTCCTTACAAGAAACTCTACCTCGTCTTGGTATTTATCATTCTTATGCAACTGTTTTACTTCATCACGGTCTTGGATTTCT